TAAAGCACTAACAGCACTTGTTCGTAACTGTGTTAATATGTTTGGTTCATTGAACATTGGCTTAGTTGCTACTAATCACACATATGCTAGTCAAGATATGTTTGATCCAGATGATAAAATCTCAGGCGGTCAAGGTTTCGTTTACGCATCAAGTATCGTTGTTGCTATGAAGAAACTGAAACTTAAAGAAGATGAAGATGGTAATAAGATTAGTGAAGTGCGAGGAATTCGTGCGGCATGTAAGATTATGAAAACTCGTTATGCGAAACCATTTGAATCAGTTCAAGTTAAGATTCCTTATGAATCAGGTATGAGCCCTTATTCAGGTCTATTAGATATGATTGAGAAGGCTGAGCTTGTTAAGAAAGAAGGCAACAGTTTAGTCTATACAACACTTGATGGTGAAATCATTAAGAAGTTTCGCAAAGCTTGGGAAGCAAATACAGACGGATGCTTAGATAAAGTTATGACTGAGTATTCACAAAAATCAACAACAAAGATAAGTAATGTATCATCGGAGGAGGATGTTGCAGAATGAAATTAGATTTTGTTGCAGAAGTATGGGACGCATTGCGTTCTCATATTGATTTCAATGACCGCACTGATGCGGCCGATTCACTAGTCAATCTACTGATTGATAATAATTACGAAGCTGAAGATATCAAAGATGCCTTTAAAGGGGATAAAGAAATGCTAACTGCTCTTAAAGAGAATTTAGCACATCAAGATACTGAGGAATCGTATGAAGATTATGATGAAGATGACGCAGACGAAGAATGGGATTAAATGAATTGGTATACACGCATCACCCAAAATCTTGGTGTGATACCCGATTTCATAACTCACTATGAAGCTGAATTAATTTCGGCTAAACAAGAAGTCAAGATATACGGCAATGTTGAAAAGAACATTGCCGCTATCCCTGGCGTAACCGAACATCGTTTTAATCAACTACAAGAGATAGAAGCCGTATTGAACTATCTCAATATTCAATTGCGTAGAATTCGCCGAAAACATTTTCAAAAATATTTAGAAGCGTATAATAGAGCATTGACAAGCCGTGATGCTGAAAAGTATGCTGAAGGTGAAGATGAAGTAATTGATATGGAAGTGTTGATTAACGAAGTAGCACTATTACGCAATAGATGGCTTGGTATATTAAAGGGTCTTGAAGCCAAACAATGGCAGATGGGACATATCGTGCGACTACGCACATCTGGAATGGAAGATATTACAATTGGCTAATACATACAATATTTACGGCAACAGTGGCATTTCTGCACAAGCCGGACAAAACATTAACACAATCTCGTTAAGTAGTCTAAATCTAAATGGACATAATCCAACTGTTAACTTTGGTAATTTAGAATTTGAATTTAATGACAATGTAAAAAAATACGAAGTCTATGAAATCAGTAAAGACCTTCTTGCACTAAGTGTTTGTTGGGCACGATATCGTAAGACTAGAGACACATCGCTACACCTGCTTCAACCCACTATCACTAAGTTATTAGATAGTGAATTGTTTAGGCTTGTGACCGAAGAGGATATCGCACAAGCTAATGTTATCCGTGATTACTATAGTAAGAAAATCATGGTACTGAAACTTAAGAATGAAGGCTTTACTGCTTTCCGTGAGGACTTGAACACATTCATTCATAGTGAAGGTAAGACATTTAAAGAAAGTATGCTACCATTGGCATATCGTCTTCCTGAGTTTTATGAGTATGATGTTGAATTTGAAAAAATGGCATTTGATTACAACAGAGAAGTCAAACGAAATGATGATCCTCATGCGGTAATTGTAAAACAATTAAAGTTTATTAAAAAACTGTCAGTAAATACTAAGCGCCAAAAACGTAAAGAGTATTGGTTCAGTGATAGACATAATAATCTTGTTCTCCTTAGTGTAGAATCTAGTAATCCTTTATTGTCGTTGATGGATATTACTGTCAATAAAAACGACATTACAATTACTGGTAATATTAGAAAAAACAAACGTGATGGTCTAGAGTATTTAAAAGTTAACAACAAGTTTACATTCGTCTAAATATAAATTAATAATTAAGGAAAAAATGAAAATATTATTGACAGGTAGTTCTGGATTTATCGGAACACATATTACTCCATTGTTAAATGGCAAACACGAACTATATCATTTGACAAGTGATTTATTAAATTACAAAGCGGTGCAAGACGAAGTAACATCTATATCACCTGATATTATTGTACATTTGGCAGCACGAACTGAAGTTGAACAAAGTTTTTACGAACAAGTTACTTTTAGTGAGATTAATTATGTTGGCACAGTTAATCTAATTGAATCAGCCGCTACGGTAAAAAATCTTAAGAATTTTGTATTTGCTAGTACTATGGAAGTATATGGTTGGCAATCTATTAGTGATATTATTAAATCTGGAAATACGCCAAAAACATTTATTGCGTTTGATGAAAATACTCAACCTAATCCCAATGCACCTTATGCCGTAGCAAAATATGCTTGTGAGAAATATTTAGAATACGCACACCGTTGTTATAACTTACCATTTACTGCTATTAGACAAACAAATGCATACGGCCGTGTAGATAATGACTTCTTTGTTACTGAACAAATTATCACGCAGATGATTAAGAATCCTAATGAAATTAATCTAGGTTACGGTGAACCATATCGTAATTTTATATTCATTGACGATTTACTAAAAGCATGGATCACAGTAATTGAAAATCCTGATATTGTTCAAGGTAAGATTTTTACAATAGGTCCTGATAGTCCTATTAAAATTAAAGATTATGTCAATAAAATTGCTAAAAAATTAAATTGGAATGGCAAAGTAAATTGGAATACTAAACCACATCGTCCGGGCGAAATATACTGGTTAAATAGCAATCATAATTTGATTACATCGGTCACTGGGTGGAAGCCTGTTGTTAGTTTAGATGATGGACTAGATAAAACAATTGAAATATGGAAAAAGAATTTATCTAATTAATATATAATGGTATTCTATCTCTAAATATATGCCAAAAATTAGTACGCATGTTATTAGGATAAAATTCTGTTATAAGTTTATGATTATGATTTGTTATAATCATAGATTTATAAAAAAACTTCTTTTTTTCTTGGTCACTCCAATTGTTTATAGACTTACATAATTCAATTATTTTTAACAACCGTTCATTTGGATCTTCAATATTATCATAACTCTCGTCCCAAAACTCACTAAATGTTTTATAACCAAATTCTCTTAATTTTTCTAATGTTTTATATGGCCCTACTAAAATAAAAGGATGACGATGAACCATAGGTTTGAATATTTTTTCTGTATTAAAAATATCAGGATTCTCAAAATTAGTTTCAGTAACTACACTTATTAAACTAGATTGATAATATGTATCAATTGATCCAAATAAAGATGCTATCGGAATATTATCAGTATTATCAAGTTTGAGTGGCAACGTTTTTCCTAGTCCATCAATGTATTCAGGTGTTATCCCTAAGCTTTCCATTAAATTAGTATCTATATAATCACTAAGATTATATGGTGCATCCACGTTGGCGTATTCAGATTTATCAGTCATAGTATAGAAACTATCTTTAATTAAACCATTCCAATTCCAAAGTAAAAACAGATTTTTTCTATGTGGTCGTTGCCTATTATTTAAACATAAGAATGTTTTTTCAATTTTACTATAATCTATATTTTTTGGTAAAGGTACAACTCCTAGATTGTTGACGCACATATTATAATTTCTACTCGAATGCCATTCAAAATATTCAATAGAAGATATATTCATTGCCTTTTCAAAAATAATTCCTTTTCTGAAACAATAATTTTTATATATTTCTCTTCCATTAGTATTTCCGGTTTGAAATATAACCTTTTTTAATGGAATATTTTTACTTAAAATATATGAATGTATGGTATCTAATAACCAATCTGTCATTACCGATTCGTTACCTAAATCTAAAAATAAAAATCCATGTCTACCGCGTATACTATCAGCTACTTGCACTGACATTGATGTTGATGATAAAATATCAATATTACTATTATTAGGCCAATCGTTCTCATTTAATCCTGTTATAACAGGATAAATGAATAAATCCCGATCTTTTAAAATGGTTGATGGTACACATTCATATCCTGGTATCTTATTAAAAAAATCATAACTTCCATTATCAACGATTAATTCTGAAAATGGTTTATTAAAGTTTTGATTATTTACTAGTGGATAGTTTGGTGCCCAATAATCGAAGGCTACTAGAATTCTGCTCATAATTTATATTTATGAGTGGTTGCCAAGGTTGACAATAATTGGACACTGTGCTACAATAGAGTCTTATTCAGTCAAAAGGAGTTGTTCATGGGTTACAAAGTTGTTGCAGACAAGTATCAGATGGATGATATGCGTACTAAATATGGTCCTCGTCAGGGTCTTGAAGGCCCGTTCAATTTCTCCGGTCGAGTGTTGTATTATGACAACAAAGAAGGCCAGTACTATGATCCTAGGTCCGATTTCTATGTAGAGCAGTCGGAAATGAATGAAATTCATGCTAGTTTGATAGCCAAAATTTGACAATAAATGGGCTTTCTGCTATAATAGAATCTTAGACAGTAAAGAAAAGGACTACGAAATGACTACAGAATTCAAATCTTGGGAAGAGTTGACACAATTAGAACAAGCCCGGGAACTTTACTGGGACATGTACAAAGACGCTTACGGCGTTCGCCCTCGTGGGATTGATACTTCAACTTGGACTTTGGAGCAGTTCGAAGCTGAGTTTGAAGGACTAGGTGTAGCTATTGAAGCCGAAGAAAAGGTCCGTGTTGCGGCTCAACAACATGCAATTTTCTCTTTTGAGAAAAGGGTTAGTGACCTGATGTTTTCAGGTGCTAAGGACCGTGCAACAGCAATTCGCTGGATCCACGAAGCCGAGGACACTCAGGGTGATGATGAGTACCTATGCTATACTTTGGGCTTGCCCTATATGTACTTTCGCAAGGTAGCATAATTTGACAATAAATGGGTATTGTGCTATAATATATTCTTATTCAGTTAACTAAAGGAAACAAATGTCTAGCATCGTTCGTATCACTTCAGGTTCTTATCGCAACGAATCTATCAAAGGTGAAGTGTTCACACTAGTTAAAGGTTATCAACTCGGAAGTAAAGGTGGTTTTGTGACAGTAAAAAATGAAGGTCAGTTCCCGAATCGTCCCGATCAGGTTCGTGTGAATGTTGAGAGTCAATCAATGATTGAATTTGTATCAGGTCGTGATGAGGTTAAAATGGAAACACACAAAGAAACAGAAACAGAAGCAATGGACCGCATTGCGACACGTTTTGCAGTACTTGATGAAATGTCTAAGGCATGTATCAGTGGTGACATACGTGCTATGATTGTGACAGGTCCTGCAGGTATCGGCAAGTCACACGGTGTTAACTTGCAAATGGAAAAGGCAAGTATGTTTGATAGACTTGCAAGCAAGAAAGTTCGCTTTGAAGTTGTCAAAGGTGCTATGTCAGGTATCGGCTTGTTTGCTAAGTTGTACAAATTTAGTGATGCTAAGAACGTGCTAGTGTTTGATGATTGCGATATCTGGGAAGATCAGGACGCTATCAACGTACTGAAAGGTGCGCTTGATTCAGGCAAGACACGTAGAATTTCTTGGAATAAAGATTCACGTATTTTGCGTGATGAAGGTATCCCGAATAGTTTCAACTTTAACGGCTCAATTATTTTCATTACAAACAAATCGTTTGATGCTAAGAAAGCCGGCAAGATGCAACCTCATTTAGATGCATTACAATCACGTTGTCACTTTCTGGACCTGACAGTTGATAGTGAGCGTGACAAAATGTTGCGTATCAAGCAGGTTCACCGTGATGCTGATGGTGGTCTGTTTAGTGAGTATGATTTTACGCAAGAACAAACAGATGAAATCATGTCGTTCATCTGGGACAATCATAGCAAATTGCGTGAAGTGTCTTTGCGTATGTGTTTGAAGGTTGCTGACTTAGTTAAGATTAGTGCTAACTGGCGTGAACTTGCTAAAGCAACTTGTATGAAAGCATAACCCCTGCAGTGT